CTGAACTAGGCGCCTTGGCGATTGGCTGGGTCGCGTGGGATGCTTTGGTGTTGCGGAAATGTTTATGCAACGCGCATAACGCTCTTTGTAATCGGCACTGTGTGAAACAGCCAGAAATGACTGCGGACTTGTTGCCGATCACTGAGATGTTTTTAGCTGCGGTTGCGGAAGTTCAAGTAGACTATTTTTCGTATAAGTACCAGAATCCGACGACCTGGCTTGCTAAGTGGCCTCTCGCCAAGCAACTCCAGTTTTTGCAGAGCATGCTCTTTGACCATGAGCGCCCTGGGTGGGTGCGCAGTTTTGTTAAGTGGGAGATTTTGTCGAGTCTTAGTTGGCCAACGAAAGCGCGTTTGATACAGGGTTATTCTAATCTAGTATCACAATTGCTGTCAGGGCCCTTAGTTTCTTCCCTGCAAGCTGTGTTATCCCACCACGTGCGGCACCTGCGCCTCAATGAGTTCGTTGACCTGACTTTTGCTTGTGGTTTAGACGCTGCAGGCATGGTGTCTTGGGCTGAAAGGGTCCAGGGTGCTGTCGGGTATTATGAACGTGACGGTAAAACGTGGGACGCATTGGTGCAGCACAAACACTTCCTATACCGGGATATGATCTATCGGTTTTTCGATCCTGAATTGGCTGACATAATGGCAAAGTCGGTTGATGTTGCAGGAATCGTTCGTGGCAGGTCGGGGTTCTTGTCTTATCGTGTTGCTGGTACTGTTAAATCAGGCCACAACGACACGACTTTATGGAACTCTATCCTTAACGGCATCATCGCAGCACACGCATTCACCGAGCTTCGAGTTCGGGCTAGCGTGATAGTTACGGGCGATGATATGCTGGCCGCGGTGTATGATACCGTTCATCCCGAGAGTGTAGCTCAATTAGAGCGTGATTGCGGTGTGAATCCTGAGTTTCGCATGTTTAAAGCGGTCTACAGCGCATCTTTTGTTTCGGCAGTGTGGGTCAACGATGGGGTCAAGATAGGGTTTATTCCGAAGCCAGGGCGTCTTTTCGCTCGACTTTGGTGGTCCGTCAAACCCCCGCCTCGTAGCCGCATGGCACAGCACCTCAATTCCATTGCCTTAGGGCTATATCCTGCCTGTCAAGAC